AATTCTACATCTAAAAATTCAGTATCACCATAAGTTTGGAATACTCTTTGAGAAGATTTTAATTTTGCATCATACGTTTTTCCAAACTCTTTTCGCAATGCAGCTTCTGATTCTGCTCTTTTAGTATCAGCACTCACATTCATATCTTCTACTTGTGTTTGAATAATGTCTTTATACCAAGAAGTTAATCCTTTAAATTGTGTTTGGTTAAGACCTAACTTATGAGCAGCATCTTTAAAGTTCTTTACATTCTCTTCTGGAATAGGTAAATCACCAAAATCTTCCTCATAAGTTTTTGCTTCTTCTGGTTTGCCTAATCTATTATATACAGCATCCCATTCTTCTTCCGAAGCATTTTTTCCAGGAAGTGCAATCTTATCTGCACCTATCATTTTTTGTGCATGAATATAAGATTTTGCCAAACCTGGAACATCTTTAACAGTTAGTAATGATGGATCGTTTTTCAAATCTTCTGGAAGACTCTCTTTCCAATCCACTTGTGCATCTAACGGTTTTTCTTCTGTTTGAGTAACATCAGACGATGTATCTTCTGTCGCTACCTGTGTTTGTTCTTCAGCCATCTTGTTTATTTTCCTCCTTTATAAAACTTAAAATGGTTAATAAAACAGATCGTTGCCCTTCAAGAAAGGCACTTTCGTGTGAGTCATTTCTTACATGCGTAGGTATATAATAATGACAACGAAACTTTAAATCTTTTAAAATTCTTTTTCCTTCTTCAGAACCAAAGACAACTTTATATTCTTTTCTTATTTGTTTTATTTTATCTAAATCCATTTACGTTGCTTCTGTAGCCATCATGTTTGCAACTTCTTTTACTGCAGGTGCTGCTTTCCCTGCTGCCTCTGCTGATTGTGCTAATTGTTGTTGTTGTAATTGTTGTTGTTGTACCATAGCATCTTGTTCTCTTTTTTGTGAAACGCTAACATCATCATTTAATAACGTACCAGGAACACCTAATATATCAAATATATATTTAATTAATTTATCTGAATTTATATAATCAAAGACTGGAGCTTGTTGTTGTAATGGAATAGCAATTTCTAATGCTCTTAATATTCCAGATAAGTCAGAAGTTCTTTGTGCTTTAGCAAGTGGTGATACATATTCTATTTCTATATCAACACCTTCTAAATATTCTGGCATAGGTGGTAATTGTTCGTTTCTTAATAAAATTCTAAAAGCTCTATTAATTAAAGGTCTTAATAATTCACTTGTTAATCTTCCAAGAACAGGTCCTAGTAATCTCATCTTCTCTTCGTTTCTTTGTACAACTTCTGTTGCTGTCATTTGTGGGCCTTGTCCTAAAAGTAATTGGTCAATAAAAAATGCTTCTCTAATTGCCCTTCTTTTTTGTTCTTCCATATTTAATCCTATTGGATTATTAGCACCAATATTTAATGGTTCGATTCTATCTCTTGTTCCTGCACGATAATAATTTAAACCACCTGGCACAGTTCTTACAGGTAAAACAAATCCATCATCTGGAACTAACAATGGTGGATCAACTTGTTTTTGTGCTGCCTTGATTGTTGTCTTTGACATTTCATTTAACATTTTAATGTCAGGCAACGCAGTCATTGATGGGCTTCTTCCATATACTTCATTAGATGATTTTAAAAATCTAGGAACCATAAATGGAAATTCATCAAAACCACCTTCAGCAATTAAATGTTGTCCATCTAAATCAATGTAACAAGAACCAAATGGTTTATTTAATTTATCTTTTTTCTTTATATCATAATTATTTCTTGGATAGACAGAGTGTAAAATTGTAACATCTTTATATGGATCATTTTTTGATTCGTTTATAATTCTAGTTCCTGCTTGTACTCCCCATTGTTTAGCTGCTGCACTTGCAGACATATTAAATTTTCTGCAAACCATATCGATTTTACCTTGATGATTTTCAGATATAAATATTTCTGCAACATGTCTTGAAGAAAAACGTAACTCCCCTTCATCATCTTCTAGGAATAAACAGGCAGTTCCAAAAGCAGTAAGGTCCATATATAATTCGTGTATTTCTTGTTGAAAATTACTACGAGAAAATGCTTGATACATTCTCTCTACAGCAGTATCTAACCATGCTTTCGCACCCACATCCTCATTAATTTCATTTTGTCTATATTTTAAATCAAACCAAGATGTAGAAGGATTAGTGAGCATACCATGAAGAGAGGCAGCCAATAATTCTAATGCGTGGATTGCAGTAGCATCATAAATTAATTCTGTTCGTTTATCTCCTTTAGCTCTTGTCTTAGTAACAGTTGCTTTTCTAGGTAGAACATAATCAGCAATTTCTTGCCAATGTCCTTCCCAAGAATAACGAAGGTTTTTTAAACTTTCAAACTGTTTTAGTTTGTCTGCTACAAATTTACTTACTGCCATAATATTATCCCATTAAAGTTTTTTTAATTGTTTGTCCACTTCCTACTTGTCTTGCCATTAAAACTTTTTGTTTTGTTAAAGGTGTTTTAGTTTTTTTAGTCATTTTCTTTTTTACTGTTTTCTTTTCTTTCTCTTTTACTAATTTAGGATCTACACCTGCTTTAATCAAATCTTTTTCTTTATCCCAATATGTTTCTTTTACATCTGGATTAAGTTTTTTATATGTACCTTTTCTAAATTCTTCTTCAGTAATTGGTTTACCATCTTTTGTATACGAATAATTTTTAAAAACTTTAAATAGTCCTCCTGCTTCTCTTGTAGGTTTGCCAGCACCCCAAACAGAAGGCAATCTTGCCATTGGTTCTTTTATTGATTTTCCTATAAATGCTCCCATTTAACCTCCCAATAATGTTTTCTTCTCTGTCAACGGTTCACCAACAATACCTTCTGCTCCAGTCATTATAGTTGAATAACGACCTTTTCTTTTTCTTTGTTGAGCTGATGCTGCTTCACTTTGTTCCAACTCTGCCCTTGTTGGTCCTGCTGGAGCAACTGGCTGTGGTGGTAAAGCAACTCGTCTAGGTTGTGGTGGTGGTGATGGTGGTGAAAAAAATCCTCCCATTATGTTGTACCTCCTAATAAAGTTTTCTTATAAGTTTCTGGTTCATCCAGTAATCCTTGTGGGCCTGTTTGTATTAATCCAGCCCTTGCTGCTTTTTGTTTTATTCTTCTTCTTTCTCCTGACATTTCATCTAATAAAGTTTGTGCCTGCGATTTTTCTGCAGCAGATGCTTGTGGATCATTTACAATACTCTCTGCATTTTCTCTAGTAACAGGTGGTCTTGGTGGCGACTCTGGTATTTCTGGTATAGCCATGCTCGGCATCTTTGGTTGCATCATTAAACTTGCTACCGATGTTAATGCACCTACTGCTGAACCAATAGCCATCCATGTTGCTGGATCACCCATTATCCTAAACTCTCCATAGTAAATGGGTTATATTCCTGTTGCGAAATTCTTTGTTTTGGCTTTCTCATAAGTCCTTCTTCTGTATCTAATCCAATTCCCATATAACGAAAGGCATCTGCAGCATGAGATGACCAATCGTGTTTTGGTCTTGTTCTAAACGATTGAGTCTTTTCATCATATACCCTGTGATATTGTCGAAGTGCCTGCAGGCCATCTTCACAGTTTTTTGTATCAAACCAACAACGGCTTATCAATTGTTGTGCTGCATGTATTCCATCTTCGATTGGTAGCTTTGGTACTATTTTGAAATTTAAACCTAATTCCAATGCGATTTCACGCCTTGATTTACCAGTACCTAATTCTCGGACATCAATATCATGTGGAGCATAATGATGTTGGTAAAGATACTTATAAGTATTTAATACTTCACAGTAATGTTTTAAACCCTCACCAGTAGCTTCATAATAATTTATAACATGAACTGCATGTCCTATTACTTGTACAAACCAAATTGCTGTCGCATCTGCAATACCTAAATCCCAAAAAGTACTTACAGGATAACCTTCATCATAAGGAACTTTTGTAATTCTTTTTTCATTTAATGCTTTATCTAATGGCTTGCCATAGATAGCACCTTCTACATTAGCAACAAACGAACATTCAAACTCTTGGTCAAACTGGTTCTCAGTCATTATTGCCTTTGCTGCTTCTAATTCGTCTTTAGGAAGTATCTTTGTTTGTGATGCCTTGTATACTTTAGAGAACCATTTAGGATTAGTTACAGATTCTTGATATAATTTATAAAAATTATTCTGTCCTCTTGGAGTTCCTACAAAAAAACAGAAACCTTTTCTGTCTACCAATGCAGGCCTTACTACTTCCCCAAACACTCTCTCTGGCATGTCTGCATATTCATCCATTACTATGCCATCCAAATATATACCTCTTAAACTGTCTGGGTTCTCAGCTCCGAGTAAAGATATTCTGGAACCATTAGGCATATCACATCTTAATTCTGTTTCATGGAACTTAGCACCAGGAACTTTGTGTGCATAATATTTTAAATAATCCCATGCCACCGATTTTGCTTGTCTGTATGTGGGTGCCATATAGGCAAACCGAGAAGTTCTATTTGTGGTCGTGAGTGCAGCACGGAGCAAGTGATTGACAGCCATAACTGTTTTGCCAAACCTTCTATGACATACTACCACCGAAAATCTTTTTAAATGATTGTGTAAATAGTCTTGTAACTTTCTAGGGCTATAAGGTATTTTTATTACTTGAACCATTTATTTTCTTTTTATAAATTTTTTAATTTTATGAATGGGTATATTAATCTGACCACCAATAGTTTTTTCATCTCCAAACTTGCTTTTACTTATTCCTATACTACCAGTAATATCACCTTCTTTTCCGAATTTCTTTTCTAATCTTTTTTGCTCATCTGTTTGAGTAAAAGTGAACCCTTTACCAGATACAGAATATTTATCTGGTTCTTGTCTAAATTTATATCCTAATAGTGAGAACTCATATT